AATTCTGGATAATCTTCTTGATGCACCATGTCGATGCAGTCGATCTCGTTATTTTCTAAATCGAGATATGTGCAGACGACAACCAAACTCTCGTTTAAATTCTGTCTTAGATTCTCAGTTATTTTTAATTTTTGCATAGTTAAAACACATTAATGTATCGAGATAACACAAAATCGCTGGGCAAAGGTATTCCGACCCCAATTTCCAATACTGAAGTAGAGGTTAAAGGGGATGTATAAATTTTACCGTTTAAAGCAGCAGAGCCACCATACCATTTAGCTGATCCAGTAAGACTCCCAAAAGTTGTGGCTGTTTGGGTTATTGGGTCAATGACTAAAACCGAGAGAGAGCCATAAGGTATTCCATAAATTTTTCCGTCAAGCATTGGAACTGCTCCACACCATTTACCACCACCAGCAAGACTCCCAAAAGTTGTGGCTGTTTGGGTCGCTGGATCAATCTCTAAAATCGAAGTGGAGTTGTAAGGAATGCCGTAAATTTTTCCATTAATCCCAAAACCGCCCCCGAGCCACTTAGCCGTTCCAGTAAGGCTTCCAAAAGTTGTAGCTGTTTGGGTCACTGGATCAATTACCAATACCAAAGTGGAGTTATACGGAATGCAGTAAATTTTATTATCCGTTCCAAGTACGGCTCCACCCCATTTACCAGATCCAGCGTAAGTTCCAAAAGAAGCAACTACGGTGGCTGTTCTAGCAACTGGGTCGATTACTAAAACGCCAGTAGCATCATAAGGCGCGCAGTAAATCAAGCCATCCGCTCCAACAGCGCCGCCGTAGTATTTATTGCCACCAGCTATGGTTCCAAAAGTTGTGGTTGTTCTTGTTATCGGGTCTATCTCCAATATGGTGGACAATCCAGCTGGGATGCAGTAAAGTTTACCGTTTGGGTGGCAAACAATCGATGCACACCTAGCCGATCCAGCAACGCTTCCAAAAGTTGTGGTTGTTTGGGTCACTGGATCAATCTCTAAAATCGAAGAGGAGTTGTAAGGTGCGCAAAAGATTTTGCCGTTAGGTGCTGTGGCGCTGCCCGCCCACTTATTCGATCCAGTAAGAGTCCCAAAAATTGAAGTAGCACTTAAATCTTTATCATTTACGTTGGTGTTATTAGCCGCCAAGAAACGAACGCTACTAAGACTATTGGTAGTCCAGTCGGGAAATGGGAACTGTTGGGATAGTATACCAGAACTTATCATAAAATTATGCGTTTAGTGAACCCACCAAATCCCACTCATTAGTTCCCACTTTTATAAGAGAAACCGATTTAAATTGAGCAGAAATTTTTAGACCAGGTTGGGAATTCAAAGTGACGGTTGCGCCGCTTGTGGACGCGACAAAACTGACTTGACCAGTTCCCGCCTGAAGAACGTTTATTCCCGTGCCAATTAGAAAAGGCACATCAGCGTTGTTTGGAACCGTAATAGTCGTTGCTCCAGAGTTAGTTGTTCTGATATAACAACCAGCATCAGTAAGAGCTAGAGTTCTAGCGGTAGTTGATTCGGTGATAATAGCATTGATAGATACTCCTTTTGGCTGATAAAGACTGTCAAAGAAAGTCTTGAGAGTTGCCTTAAGGTTTGCCCAAGTTAGTTTTTTAGCTACACTAGAAGCGGCAGAGTCAGAAATTGCCAACTCATCAGCATCAACTGGTGTTGCTTTGTCGGTTAAGCCATCAATAAGCGCGCCAAGAACTGCTGAGGTTAAGGTATTTTGTTTAGCATTAATCTGAGTTTGAATTGCGGAGGTAACTCCTTTAACATATGCTAACTCGGCAAGAGAAGGGTATGATGCTACTGGTAAAGTTTGCAGATTTTTAGACGCGTCTGTGGCTACAATCTGAGAAGCAGTAAGTGTGTCAACATTAAATTTACCATCTGCGGCATTAACTTTAGCTTTTGTTGTTCCGTCAATTTGGAAAACTAGATCTTGAGTTGTGCCAGTACCAGATTTTCCAGCATTTAATCCGACATGGACTGAATCTTCGGCGTGAACTTGTAAGTAAGCAGAGTTATCAGGGTCGCTTGCGCCATAAGCCAAAAATCCACTTAGCGTACCAGTTCCACTCGGTATTGCTTGAACTAAAGTGTTGCTGTCAGTTGTTGATGTTTGGAATGATACGCGATTTGATCTTGTGGCGTTTGATAAGTCACCTTTGATTCTTTTTGCGCTGCCGCTAAAAGTTTGATTACCAGCTAGGGTTAAAGAATCTGTTGTTTTGTCGTAAGTGAAACCCGCGTCTCCGCCGAAAGACCCACCATCGTTAAATTGAACTTGAGTGTCTGATCCACCAGGAGTTCCTCCACCACCGCCGCCGCCAATATTATCCCAAGTTGCGCCGTTGTATTTTTGGAAAGAAGCTGCGGTTGAGTTATAAATGATGTGATTGGTGGGGACGTTGGTTAAAGCATCTCTGGCTGTTGATGTATAAGTAGGAACGTCATTTTTAGTTTCAAACCCAGAGCCATCGCCCTTGATTGTTACTACCTGATGAGCATTGGAAGTTGAAGGTGTAATACCAATAACATTTGCAGGGCTATTGATTTCTTGAGCTGTATTTGTAGAATCGCCAACAAAAAACTTCGATCTGCCGCCAGTAAAGGATACCGCTGGTTGGCGGTATCCTAAGCTAGATGGAGCGCTTGTAGTTGTTGAACCAAGAATCTTGATGTCTTGCGTCATTATGAGTTCCTATTTACAATTTTTATTAGAAAGTTCCGGCATCAACTGTTCCGACTGACAATTCGCCAGCGGTGTTAACAATCGAAGTTCCGTCAATATTGACATCTAGACCAGTATTGTTTTCAATAGCGGAGCCAGAAGCCAATTGAACTGCAGAGCCAGAAACTTTATTGGCAGTTGCAATTGTTGATAGTTTAGAATCGGGAATAGAGCCAGCTAACATACCAGGGGTAATGCCAAGAGCTTTTACAGCTAGCAGATCTGAACCGTTAATTTCAATTGAAGAATCATCAACTCTAACAGATAAAGCTGTGCCATCTCCTCCGTTTAAACCTGAGCCAATAGCACTAGTCGCAATTTCAGTCGCAGTGATTCCTTCAGATTTTACATAAAGTTGGTTGCTTCCGTTGATTCCAATAGTTGAATTGTCATACTGAACATCAAGAGCAGCGCCGTTTACAGCAAGACCTACACCAGCCAAAGCGTTAATATCAATGTTACCTTGAACAACGTTGAAATCTGCACCAACGCTGGCTTGAGTACCGCCGGCGTTATCAGTGTTACAAAGGATAAAATCTCCACTTTGCACCACTACACCAGCAGATCCACCAATTTTACCAGCAACGGAAACAACGTAAAGTTCTCCTTGAGAAGCAGCCGGATAATTAGGGTTAGCAGAACAATCAATAACGCCAATGTATTTAAGACCTCCGACAATAGCTGCAGCAACGGCAGTTGTTACAAATTCAGTTGTTGCAACTTGAGTGGTATTTGTTCCAGTTGTGGCAGTTGGGGCTGTTGGAGTTCCAGTAAAAGCAGGGGAAGCTAACAGAGCATAAGCGGCGCCAGCAATTTCGTAGGCTATATTGTCAAAACCACCAACGTAAAATCTTCTTACGCCGCTAATTTCAGTGATAGCCAATTGTCTTGCGCCCAAAGTAGATACGCCGCTAGTTAAGGCGGTAGAAGAAGAGCCTAAAATTTTAATTATATTCGACATGTTTTATATTTCCTAATTTTTTTATTAAAAAGTTCCAGCATCAATAATTGACGATGGGTTTAAATAATCGACTCCAGCTTCAGCTTCTTGCAAAGCAGTGCCGTCACCTTTTATTATTCCTGTGACTGTAGTTTTAAGAGTGATTGTCGGATTATTTCCCGCCGAAACATCCGCATCAAAACCATTTGCATTATTTACGTTGACACCAGTAAGTTTTGAATTAATCTGTTGAGCGGTTACATTGTAATTCTGGCCAGCTCTAGCTATTACCAAAAGATCGGTGTTTTGTAAATTCCCTCCAGCTGCTAACTGGGATATTTTTTCATTCGCCATAATTCTCCATTTCTATTAAATCTCCGCTTTCTAGCAAAAGAAAATTTCCGCTTTCTAGCAAAAGAAACCCACCTTCGCCCGAACCACCTTCGCCGCTACCTAAAACGGTTGTAATTGTTTGGGTTATTATTTGGGATATAATTGCTTTTATCATACACTGATTCCGAGAAGATAAAGGGTGCCAGTTATTCCGCTTCCATTTGGTCTAAACACTATATCGCTTTCTGGAATTAATCCTTCAAAAGCCATACCGGAAATTGAATCTTGAGTTATTTGAGCGATATTTTGAGTAGAGGCTGAAAATGTCATTGGGATTTCAGCTAAAGTATCACCATTGTTAGCAAGAAATCTGCGGTAAATATCTATTGACCCTCCGCCCAAAGCGCCATCAAAAGCAAATTCTAGGAATTTACCTAGGCCTTTTTCTCTAATATTCACAACTATTTCTGTTGTTTCTGTCGTTATTTCGTATACTTGTGTTGTCATTTTTATTCAAAATTAATGTTAATGGCGTTTAATTCTTCCAAGGTTGTGCAAGCTTCAATATCGCTCTGTAAGCTTCTTGCTAAAGCTCTGTTTTCCGCGACACCTTCTTTTAATGATTCACTAGAAGAAGGATCAGCAAGACGGACTATTTGCCAGTCTGTGCTTATTAAATAAGCTTTGCATTGAGTTATTCTTTGATCTTTTTGTAACCTCAATTGATTGAGTAGTTCTTCTTCACTTGGCGCTTGATTCAATTCCGCAATTTCACTTTCGGTTAATAAAATTGCTATTCCGTTAACCAATTTATGTGGTTGCAATCTTATTTGTTCCTGTGTCATATTAAATAATTCCAAAAAGTTTAAATGTTCCTGATGCGATATTTCCAGAACTCATAGAAAATCGAAGAGCATTAATTGCCGAGGTTGTGGAAGTATTTCTCCCAGAAATTATTGAGTTTGCAAGATATGAGGGAGGCGTATCGGATAAAACCCATTGAGACCATCCTCTGAAGTTCTTTTGAGTCGATGGTGCTGAGGGGTTATCAAATTCCAAATAGCCAGACACGCCATAACCAGCCCCGTTGTAAACTCTCCATGTAGCTTGCGTATCAGATCGCCCAGATAATGTTATGTGAGAAGTGCTTAGAAAGCCTCCCGCAAGGTCTGCATTAGTCTGCCATCTGCTCCCGACATCATATCCAGTGGATATAAAAGTAGCTCCCGAATCAATACTAATCTCAGCTTTAAAAGTTACCGCATTTGTAGCTGGTAACACATTATAAAATTCAACTCTGTATTTTGAGTAATCAGAATTTAAGCCAGTGAATGAGACTGAAGCCGAAGAAGACGCAGTCTGAGATGAAATTAAATTAACTGCATTGAATTTTGAAGCAGCAAACGCAGATGGAACAATTGCTCTTGATGTATCTGTTCCCGCAGTAACTTCTGCATTAGTGGCTAATTCTACAATACCTTTTGCAGTAGTGGAAGCATCAACAATTGGAGAAGTTGGAATGTCAGCTAAATTAGCAATTAAAGTCCAGTTGGAGCCGTTAACTAAAGCATTTCCTGTATTATCATCAACAAGAGATTTCCAGATTTCAGTGGTGGCATCTTTTCTTACTAAATCGTTTGTATAATAAGTCGTCTGAGAATTATAAACTTGCATCCCAGTTTGATAGATATAGGCAAGATGATAATCTGTGTCATATTTAAGACCCTGCATGTCTTGAAGGGTAGGAAGTCGCAATCCTCCTTCAGTGGCGTCTTCCCAGCCGGTTAAAAATGCAGCAAGAGATTCAATTGTTTCGGGATTTGTAGATGTAGCAGGAGCCAGCGCGGCGGCAGAGCCAAAAACACCATTATTAACGGAATCTTTACCAAAGATCTTTTTAAATTTTCGTGTGAGCGCAGCCATCTATTTAAAGATTTTAATAGTGCCGCCCGCACAGAATTGATAAAAAGTAAATTTAAGGATAGAAAATATCGTTGTATGTTAAAAAACTTCCTTCTTTTGTCAACCAATTTTCATAAGTTGCAAAGCCGGTAATATTAGCAGGGATATTTTTATCAAAAGTCTCGTAAGTGGAAAAACCGAACCAAACCTTGTTTTTAACAATTCCTCCAATTGAAACTCCTATTGGTTTTGGAAAAACTTTTTTTTGCAAAAGAATAGATGAGATATTAAAATATTCTTCAGTAACTAAATAAAATATTCTTAAATCATCGTCGGTTGTGCAAATTACATTATCACCAAAGAATTCATACAAAGTATTATCTATTGATGAGCAACTCATATCAATAGCGTTAGAAATAACTTTAAGATTTAGAACTATTCTATAATCGTCATCACTTAAAGTTTGGGTTAAACCGTCCCCAAGATAATACCTATCAACGCCAACCCATTTTCCAAGAATATCTTGTTGTTTTCCCACGCAGGTATCTGGATTGAAAGCATCCAATACTTCTAAAAGAATACCATTTTGCAAAATAATATCCACCATGGTTTTAATCGTAGCGGAGGCTTTTGGTTTCCCATTATACTGGATAATTAAAAGATCGGTATAATATTGAATAATATTATTTACATCAGCCATTTTTAAATCTCCGTAATATCTATATTAGCGGAGTCTAGAATCCATTTGGTTTTTTTATCAATTGCATTCAAATAACTTACCCAAGTTGTATTATCATCAGATATTAATAAAGAAAGAGCTGTACCAGAACCAGAACCAGCGGTATCTGTAATTGCCGCAATTGCCGTATCAGTCAATGATCCAGTCTCGGCATATTCTCCAATATCATAAGTTTTATTTGACACAATATAAGCTTTGATGTCGGCAAGATTAAATGTTTGACCAGATTTCAAAGGTTTTAAATTGAACTTAACATATAAAGGAGCTGAACTTGGCCTATCCCACTTGGCAGTATAAATTTGCCCCTGAATTGTTGTTATATCATAAGTTTCGTCGCCTTTTGAAGGTATTGATTTAATCACGTTTACATAAATTGTATTCGCTATATCAACATCGCTTCCGCCTTCTACTATTGCCCAGAATCCATGAGCAGGAATTCCATCAGCATCAACAATATTCGAATCATTTTCGTATACAGAGGCTGAAACAACCCCAGTAAGATTTAATAAATCTGAATATAAACCATCCAACGAATTATATGCTTTATTAGCAAAAGAAGCATTTCTTCTGGCGCTAAAAGCTGAATCAGTTTCTCCGTCTTGTCCTAAAGAAGATACGCCGGTTGCATTGTTAATCGAAACAACGCCTATTACAACACTGACGGGAACAGTAATTGTATTTGGAGAACTAGCAATAGCCCCTAAAGTTTTAGCTCTAAAAGAATAGGTGTAAGTCCCCGCTGCGGATGGGTTTTGAGTATCAAGAAGAATCCATTGATTGCCGATATTATCTGCAACCGTGTATCCTATCCCATCTATGTCATTTGCTTGAGCATCCAGACCCTCAAGGGTAAGTGATCTGTCCGTAACAATCGTTATATTTTGATAAGAGAAACTAGCCCCTTTTCTTTTAATTCCGTTAATCCAATAAAGATTATCCTGCTGAACACCGATAGTATTATCGGGATCAAACATATTATAAACATCAAGCAAAACTTCTAGATAATCTTCAGTTGCTTGTGTAGTGATGCCAAAATATTGGCCGTCAGAACTGTTGCTATCAAAATTGGTATCTGACCCATAGATTAAAGTAAGGCCTGCAGCGGCAGCTTCGTCAAGCTCTGTTTTACTAGCAATACTTAATCCGTATTGATTTAATTCTGTAGCCACGATTAATTAAAAATTAAAAGTCGCCGCCCCAACCTTAGTTTATTGATATAATTTTATTTCTCCTATTACAGAGGCACTATAAACTGTTTGCACGTCGTAAGATACAATAAAATTCCTATTTGTTAAATCAACAAATAAAGTATTAACATTTACGACATTATTTACTTTTAAGATAAGCGAGCTTATTTCTTGTTCCAGCCTAGCTGAGTTGCCATCAGCAAATCTATTATACCAATCGATTCCAGTAGTTAAGTTAAAAAAGCAATCACCAACCCACTCTTGAAGTTTGGTCTGTATGTCTTGAGCAATAGCATCATTGTTGACTTTGTAAGCATTAGCTCCTAAGCCATAAATCCAATCATTGTTTGCGTCATTTGCTCTAATTATTGTCATTTTAGCAATTGATTGAAGTTAGTTGATAGCGTTGACAAATTACTAGCTGTTGTAGGGTCGATTGGGTATTGGCTTGCTCCATTGACTGTTTTAAGATTCTGCAAGATAGAGATTAAATTTGCAATCAAATCTTTCAGGGATTGGTCATTATTTGCTATTTCAACTTTATCATCGACTTTCACTTTAGCTTGCTCTGCTCCAGAGTCGTCTAAATAAGTTATGCCTACAGTCTGATTATCGTAGGTTGCCACTGCCCTTGGATTGGATTTGATGCCAATGTAACAGAGTCCGTCAGTCATGTCATGCATGCGATAAGTTTTCGGAACTCCTGTGGCTCCAGTCTTTTTCCAATTCTCTAAGTCTCTATCGTTAAAAAATACCAAGCATTCTAATCCGGTCTTGATTGGAAAATTTAATCCTCCATTAGAGCCATAATTAATAGCAACAGGAACTTCTACCAAAGGTGCTGGAGTAAAAAGTTGCTGTCCTTGAAATGTGTTTTTTCTTAGAACATCTACTAATTGTACAGTTGCTCTCTGAGTTGCTGCATTAAAAGATTGAATTATGCCGACTCTGTGACAATTAAAGGTTGATCTTAAATAATCTGCAAAGGGATCTAAGACTTGATCTAGGTTCTGAGGATCAACTATCTTAGGAAGTTGGTTTGCGGGTAATACTTGCTTTGTCATGCTGGAACAACAATATTAAAATTATTAGCTATGGAGCCCCCGCTCCACATTTTGATAGTCGTAATTAAAGAACCTTCTTTGGAAGAAGAAAGAACGCCTCTATGCTCTACTCCCATGACTTTATAATATCCATTGAAAAAGGGAACCGTAGCTGATTCTAAATTAACCAAACTAGCTAATTTTATCGTTGGTTCAAAAATCATATTCACAGTCACATATCCATTATTAAAAACTGGACTTCCTATTAATCCACTATCTGCAGAAATGTTAGGAATTTGAATACCTAATTTGTCTATAACATTAGCCGAAAGTGGCAATTGAGCGGATGGTTTTGGGCTGCCTATTATTTCATTGGCTTGAAGCATGTTTAATTTTGCTCCATCGACAAAGACATCAACTCCAAATTGCGTTAAAACATTATAGGATTCTCCTATTAAACAAACTCCTTGAGAATATGATTCGTCAAGAGTGTTAGTTATCGCGCCTTTTTCTAAATCCCCATACTGTGACATTTGGGTTATAATATCATTTACAACATCTATTTGCTTAGTATCCACATCATAAGCTCTATTTATAAATGTATTGTAAAGACCTACCGCACTAGATGTGCAAACTAAATTAGTTTCCCAATCTACACCTTGCCTCTGAGAATAGCCTTGGCGCAAAGAGCCGTTAAAAATTGGATAAATGTCTTTCCCGTATCCCGCTTCTAAAATAACTCTTCTGTAACCTTCGCGTCCATCCTCCAGAATTGGTATATTCCAAGGATTTTGGAATAACTTATTTCTGTTAGTCTCATTCAAACCAAAAATTTTTATGGATGCTCTATTCCCATCTATCGCGATAATATTGCTAATATCAATCTCTATGGTAAAAGGTATCTCTATCACTAAAGCATTTTTACCAGCTTGAAGTAATGGTTTATTATTTGCTACATTATTAACTGCAGGGGTTAACCTAAGATTGGAGTTATTAACCAAATCTTGATTATAATAAGCTGATGGTTGAGCGGTATCTTGTATGGTGAGTTTAAAAGCTCTGTTAAGTTTATTGGCCATAGAAATCGGTTTCTATTTGAGCGGCTTCTGCCACGCTTAAAGAATAAAGCTTTATTCTACCACTTTCCAAATCATCTAAACGATAAGGGTTTACTGCTTTTGGCTCTTCACTTACGCATACCAAGCCAAATGGTAAAGCATATTTGTAACGATGTAGAATATTGGCTCCAATATTAAGACGGCAATTGTTAACTGCAAAATTATTATAAGCCAGAGACCAGAACCACCCTTGTCTATTGGTTGAATAAATTAACAATAGTTGAAAAGTGTAATTATCTTCAGTAGTGATAGTGATAAGTTGTTTTGAGGATGAATCAAGTCCAGTTATTAATCTCATTAGATACCTCCTTTTCCTAAATTCTTTAATCCGTCAATAATACTACCAAATAGTTTTTTGTCCGTTTCTTTGCCCTGCGTAGCTCCTTTATCTGCTACTGGCTGATTTTGCTGTTGTGACCTACCTTGCAATTTCGCTGGATTAAATTTTACTGTTGAAGTTTGTGCGTATCTGATTTCTTTTAAAATCAATGCCACATCAGAAGTTGTTTCCGTGTATTCTGGTTGCGTCATAACAACATTTACTATCGCAAAATTGCTTTTAAAGCCCCAAGGAGTTTCAAAACTAATTAAAACCCTGCTTTGCCTCAGGGCTAAGAAGTAATTATATGCCTTGGCCTGCATTGTTTTTGGAGGATTTAATTTTTTATAAGTTTGATAAAGATTCAATGCTGATCCTAGTGCAGCGTCTGCATAGTCTTGAGGCCCATTTTTCTGAGAATTAATTGAAGAATGCAGAGTTCTCATTGTTGAAGATATTAATGGCAAAAAAGCAGCAACAGTTGTTAATTTTTCGGCTAGTTTCCTAATACTGCTCGGTTTATTATCTTTAAGTTCATAAGTTAATTCTCCCACCAGCCCGCTAAGAGTGAATAACTCTGGTTCTAAAGCAATATTATCTTGTAGCGCTACATTTTTTTCATTGTAAATATCGGTAATTCTAGATTTTAACTCTCCCTTGTATTCTTTAAAAGCAGAAAATTTAAAACCAGCAATACCAAATCCAGCAAAAGGAGCGACGACATATTGTTGGACTAACTGATTTAGTCCATCTACTTTGCCTGCGGTATCGTTTAAATCCTTTGGTATTGAATCTGTTAATGCCATTATTTAGGTACGCTTAGGGTTGGATATTTTGAGTTATAAAGCGATTTATTGACATTGCCATTAATTTCATTTGCTATGTATGGAGCGGTATTTTTATCAACACTTCCAGCATTAATATTAACCGTAGTATTGACATTGGTGGTTGGGTTTAGTGCAGTTGCCGCTCTTGCTCTTGCTTCCTCTTCAAAAGTTAAATCTCTTTCTTTGGAGAGATCCACAGATCCTTGATCTAATCTGGTAAAAAGATCTCTAGTCGCATTGTCTGGATACATAAAATCACTGCTTTTCCTCCGATTACTTTTTCCCAATCCGCCAAATTCTTTTTTACCTGATAAAATTTTAAATCCTTCCTTAAGAGAAGATAAAGGATTAGACGCAAATTCTTCTACTCCCTCTGTTGTTCTGCCGTTAGTCAAATATTCAGTTGCAGCATAAGCGCCTAATCCAGCCGTAAAATAAGGATTGTTTTTTGCAAATTTTGCTACTTTAGTTGCAACCAAACCCCCTACAGCTACACCGGTATATTTAGCAGCTTTCTCTGCATTCTCCGAAGTTAAATTATTTTCAATTTTACTAACAATTGCGGAAATGCTGGGAGCAAATTTTTCTAACATAATCCCTTTTAAGCGATCAAAAGCAGCGCCTAATTCTGAGAGTTGTATATTGAGTTTTTTTGCAATTTCTACTTGTTCATTGCTAAGTATTTTAGCATTTTGATAAGCATCATTAAATTCTTTATCAGAAAAATTCTTTCCGAAAGCTGGGGCAAATTCTTTAGGAACTCCTAATTGGCCCAGAAGGGAGGTCAGATTAGCTGGATTATAATTTGGACTTTTGCTATATTCTCTTATTTCTTTTAAAGCAGAATCAAAATCTTTGATCTGACTCGGATCAATACCAAGTATTGCAAATTTAGATAAAATCTCAGGATTGGTTGTTAGGCCTTGAGCAATCTGCTCCGAAAGATTTGCAATAAATGCGTTGGTTTCCTCTACTCCAACTTGACCACCACTCGCTCTTCTAAAGACGTTTGCGTATCTCTGAGATTTCTCTGGATCAATTCCGTATTGCTGCAACGAGGCAGCTAGAGAAACTTGTTTTGAAGCTTGAGCAGTTATATAGCCACCAATCCCTCCAGCTAATAAACCCCCTGTAAAAGCTTTAGCAACAAAAGAGAAACCACTTTCTACTTGATTAAAGAAATCTTTGGTTGCTTTTTCCCTGCTTTTTTCTCTTTTTTTTTGCTCCCTTTCTTCTTTACTCTCTTTCTTTTCTTTTAGATCTAAAAAACCAAGTTCGGTTTTAGCTATTCTTAATTTGGCAGCGCCAACAGCGGCCTCCTCTCTTAAAATCTGAGATTCTTTGAGAGTTTTAACGTTTGATGATCCCGCACTTCCAGTTGAAACGTTTAATTTAGAATTAGCTTTAGTTTCTTTTAGTGCTTTGTTTAGTTCTTGGGTTTGCTTTTTAAGCTCCTCTACCTTTTTGATAGCATCTTCTAGGGACTTGGTGTCGCTTTTTATGCCCAGACTGAGAAATAAGCTGCCTATGTTCATTGTTTGCTTTGCAATTCCTCTCTAAAGTCCATTGTAAATTTGTGGAAATCCATCATTTTCAAAACCCAAGAAACTTTGCAATTGGCAATTCCTTCGGGATTGCCTCCGCAATATCCTTTGCTTGAAAGTATCAAACAAGTTCTTTCAAACTTAGTTAGATTGTCTTCGTAATTCACCTGTCTTTCTGGGTCAGAGAAAGTCGCCGCAACTCTTTTGACCCTTAAGAGTGGGCTCAAATAAAACAAAGAACATTTGTCAAAATACACTGCTTAAAAACAAAAAAATAATCTTTTCTGTTTTCCACCGCATCAAACATTGACGGAATGATTCTTTCTTTGCTCAGAAGAGATCTTTCCAAACATTTGAATACTTTCTTCCTAACCTCTGAAGAAGCTGACAAAGATAAAAAAATTCTGCTTGCCATTTCTAACACTACGTTAGATCCGAGTAAATCAGAAAATTCAACTTTTGACAAATCTTTCTTTTTTTCCTCATCTGCCAATAGTCCAATAATTTCCTGAACTACCAAAGACAAAGAAATATTGGAATCTAAAAGCTCTTTAATAACAAGAGCATTTAGTTCGCAAGCGTCTTCAAAAGAAGCCTCCTCAATTTGAAGGACTTTCCCAGATGGGGTTGTAAATTCTTTCATTAATTAAATGCTAATTCAGATAAACCAAAATCCAAAGTATACTCAGAAATAGCCTGTTCGTTATCCCCGTTGTAGTTTGCGATGAGGTTGATTCTTTTTTTGACAAAACCAAAAGTAAGTGTGGCTGTTAATTTTTTCAGGTTTCCTTTGCCATCGCCAAAATTGCCAATTACAGAGCCATCAATAGCTTTTGCGCTTGTTCTTAAATTTAATAGCTCGTTTAATCTTTGGTTTAACCAAGCATCATCAGAACCAGCTTTAATAACTCTAACACTCAAAGTAGCTTTTTTAGCGGCAACATTGATCGAAAAAACTGCCCCACCTTTTAGTGCGTCCATTGTTCCGGTTTCGTCATTAAATGCAACAGAAATTGCATTGTTGTTTGCTAATTCTGCAAAAGTTCTAAGATTAGTGCCATCTGCATATTGAAGAGTTAATGTTGCGTCTCCGGCTAACGTAAATTGTTGTGACATACTTTATTAAAATTAAGGTTAATTATGCTTCTACAAGAACGTCGATAGATGCTCTGTAAATAAATCCAGCTTCTTTGTAAGCGGCTTGTTGCAAAGGAGCATCTCTATTTTCTCTTTCAGATTGAAGTTGATTAGCAATTGAGTCTGTGTAAATATAGTAACCAACAGAGAAGATTGAATCTCTGAAGTCTTGCTCATTTCCGAAAGTGATAGGACTGTTCCAATTCAAGCCAGTCCCAATGTAACCAGCTCTTACAAATCTAGCAAAAACTGAATTAGTGGCAGAAACCAATTTATCTAAACCTTGAGGAGTTTGCTGAATTGCGCCAGAGCGGAGAGCATTAAAGTCACCAGTAGTCAAGGAATAAACTAAAGCTTGACGTCCATAAACTTGATCTTGGTATTGTCCAGAATCACCGTAACGGTTATTAACAATACAATTTAGACCACCAACATTGGCATAAATATTAGCCCCTTTTGCGGCAGCTTTATCAAATAAAGCCTGAGTCATCCCTGAATCAGCTAAAACAACATTAAGAGTTCTTAATTGAGTATTAGCGTTAAGGAAAGTATTGTTTCCGCTAAAATTCACTGAGCACAAAGTAGCTGGGTCAGCAACCATAAATCCTTGAGCACCAGCAACAACAGTATAAAATAAAGCAATAGTTCTCTGATTAGTTGATTTGATAGTAGAAATAACGCCATCAAGATCATTGCTGTCAGACCAAACATTGAACCAAATTTTATCAGAAGCTTCAACTGAGTTAGCAGTTGTAATTGCAACTGCATCTTCTACCAATTTATTTGTAACAAATGGGGTGAATTGGACAATGGCTGAAAGTCTTGTATAGGCGGCAACAATTGTCTCTCCGCTTGAGTTTGTTCCGCCAGTTGCAGAACCACCAGCGACGTTTAACAATCCTGATGTAGTCAAGTCTGTCCCAGTCCCGCCAGACACAGCAGCTAAAGCCACTGTTGAAGCAGATCCTACTTTTTTAGAAGTGAAGGTAATTACACCGTTTGCTTCCGTAAGAGTTAGGTCGGGCAATCTTCTTTGTAAAATAACGGCCACATCGGCAATAGTAGTGCAACCAGTTAAATTAATGGCAGTAAGATTGATTGGTGTTCCGCCGTTAATAGTAACTTTTAGATCGCCATCATCAACTGCTTTCAAAGCGTTTAAATTAGCATCCAAATCTGCAGTTACAAATCTTCCTCTTGTAGCCGAAACAGCTGGAGAGCTTGGGCTGAATGGTGCTACAATCAATTTTCCGTTGCCAGTAAGAATGTTAGGGCTTTGAGAAAAAACAGACACAGCTAAAGCATAAGTTTCAGAGTTTGTGCCGTAATCTAGTCCAACTTGTCTCGCGTTTAAATAGCTTCTGTACTCATCAATATTAGATGGAGTTTCAGTAGTAATTAACAACATGTTATTTGGGTTAATTTCTCCCAAAAGACTAGGGGTCTGTCTAATTGTTGCATTTACAAAGTTTTGTATTGAGATAACTTCTGCAGTCATAAATTATGCATTTGAGGTTAGTTGGAAAGGAAAATTAGTATAATAGTCTAAGACTCTTGTTGATGATCTAGTCACCATTAAAGCTATATCTATCATAAACCTATTTAACATATTTCCCCCAACTTGACGGGAAATATTGTTGAATGTGATTGGTAAAGGAAAAATCCTAAAACCATATTGGGCTTGTTGATTCTGAGAATACCCGCCCTTTAAAGCTTGGATTATTTCGTCCTTACGTAAAATTGCACTTCTATCAAAAGACGCTATTTCAATAGAATAAATCTCTTTACTCATACTCGAAACAGTTTCGTGCCCTACATCATTTTCATCTACTTCAAAAGAAGTCGAGGAATTCATTGGTATAGATGTCAAATAATGAATGACTACATAAAGCCCTTCGCTATCAGCAATATTTACTTCTTGATTATATTGCCAAATCTGTTTATTTTGTAAGGACATATAAGTCCTTACAATATCAACCAAAATTGCGGCGGGTTCTTTATCCATTGTTTATGTATTGAATTAAGTGATACTCTATATAACCATTTCTATTATAGTCATTCTGAAGCATCACTTTATAAACTTTTCCTTTAAAGCGGACTCTCTCACTCGGATTAACTACATCATGCAGTTTAAATCTTGTGTGAACTTGCCACCATTCAAATTTTCTTTGACCACTCGAGCTAACTTGTAACTCGGTTGGTTTTAGCGGTTGAATAGTTCCCATAAAACTTAATGGGATTTCTACCGTTACCAAAATACCGTCATCGTTGTTGGTATTCACCAACTTTACTAAAACTATTTTTTCTTCCCACCCATTAAGGGCGTCTTGCATTTGTGGCATCATAATTTAACCACCTTCGCTTTTACTGCGTTTTTCAACTGACCAGTTTCTATTAATATTGTGTCGTTACCTTTCTTGGCAACGGTTGCATCGCTTAGTGGTTTCCATTCTCCATATCCACCACTAGCAAAAGCTCCTTCCACTATATGTTCAGCCTCTTTGGCCAAAACCTTATAGGCATTTGGAAGATTTAAATCTTGTTCCAGCGAGGCATTAACTGCTTCTGCTAATTGTTGACCCCTTTCAAAAATTGGCTTTCTCAACCAAGAACGCATTGGCAAATGTTCTAATGGACTCCCAAATTCATGCTTGAAACCTATTTCAGCATTAGGAACTCCATCTTTTCTTACACTATTCTCAAAAATACCCACCTGAACTTCTTTTTTTACTTGAAGTTGCTTAACTAAGTTCTTTAAGTTAGTAAAATCGAATTTTAACTCTGCCCCTTCCATTAAATATAATTAATTGGATTGAGTGCGTGCCTTGGAGTAGAAAACGGAATAACATTTCCTATTCTGTAAGGTCTTGTAAGTGTAAGATATTTCATTCCGTAATAAGTGGTTGTGTAAAAAGAATATCCTTCTTTTTTAGCCCATTCCGGTACGACATAACCAACGCTAACATTTCCTACTGCCTTAGAACTCAAAAGACCGTTACCAGTGCTTTGCAATCCATTGGCGTTTAAATCTCCCACCAAATAATGAGCTGAAAGATATAAATAAGCTTGTTTAAGAGCGGCCAGAGTATTGATTTTTGTCAATACTGTTGCATCAGCCTCATCGTAAGCTTTTTCTATATCCTCATCCCACACATAATCTTTTTTGACTAAATAGGGGTTCGTATCCCAGTTTACTGTATTTGTTGGAACGACCCCTATAGTCCCATTTACTTTGCAGGTGTAGAACTTCTGAGTAATATCATAAAAAGTCGTATCCCCTACATTGTAAGTAGTTTCTTCTGACCAAATTGGCAAATAATCAAAATCGCGGTAAAACAAATCTTTAAAATCTTGAATTGTTATACCGTCAATTGCAGGCATTATTTACCCTCGATTAATTTGGCCAATTCGTCGGTCTTAATATTCTTGGCAAATTCAATGCCAAGTTCTTTAGCTTTAGCTTTCAAAAAATCTCTATTGGGTTCAATAATATCTACTGATGGTCCTTTAAGAGATTTTAATTCAGCTGTTAGTCTTAAAACTTCAGCTTCAAGCTCAACAACTTCAGCTTCTAAATTTCTTACTCTTTCGCCGCCATCAGATGAAATATCTTCATATTTTTTAATATGACCATATTTCAAAAGAATTTCAGCTTCTTTTTCGGAAACGATTAGAGTTGTTTTTGGATTCCAATTAATAGCCTTGCCCAAAGCCATTACTGACATTTGGGAAGCGCTATCGTTGAACAAAGTAATATCCGCCATAATCCCGCCTTTTATTATGAGTTAGTATTATCGAAATAAATTGCATCAGCAGGACGTTTGAAGAAGGTTTTACCTACTTGAGCATAACCTAGTTGCAAATAATCGAAATTGTTCAATGTACCAGTTCCAAGCATTGTGAATGGAATTGGAAGATCGAACACCAAGCTTTCGCTTTTGTTTTTGTAAAGCATGTATCTGTCGTAAGACAAAGGAGCGCTTCCGTTAGCTTTTTTGTATTGAGCATTAGCAGCCCAAGATTTTTGAGCATAGAAGTTAGTGATGATTTTGAAATTAGGATTATTAGTCATAATTTTGAAAGTCTCTAACAAGAATGCCAATTTAGTTGACCCAGCAAGAGGGAAGTCAGGACTAATCAATGCACCCATACCAGTATAATCTGATTGTGGCATAAAGAAAGTATCTGGAAACTCGCCAATAACTTGGTTAGTTTGGTAAACAGTCAAGATTTGTCTTACAAAAGCATTGATCTCAGTTGATGTCATTTGAGAGATTTGCTTAGTAATCAAACTGGTGTTAGTAGTAACATCAGTTGAAGTTAAAAGACCAGTGTTGTCTTTTTTAGAAAAGCCATAAAACAAGATCTTTCTCATGAACAATTCATAGTCAGTATTTAGAGCTTCTAGTTTTGATTTAACGTAATCATAACCAGATTGGCCTAAATAAGCTAACTGAGATTGTTGCAAAAAGTTGTAAGAGATTTGTTTAGCCCAGAACTCTCTATCAATAGGAGTGCTATCAACGGCAGTTTCAACTTCGTTGTATTGTCCTTTATTAACAGGAGAAATCAAACCAGATTCTGGGTTTTGGATACCATAAAATTCTTTGATAAATACTCTTGTTGGAGCAAATGGATTAGCACCCATGTCCATAGGAACATATTTATTAAGTTCTTCAACTAAATAGAACTTTTGCTTGATAGTTCCTGCAGCTAATTGAGATAGAGCAGTGATGTTGAAGTTAGCACCAAAATTTGCTGCTGTGTCGTTGTTGAAGATTTTGCCTTGAGCGGAATTTTCAAAAAGCTTAGAAATACCAGCGCCGATTGGAGCTTTTACGTCTGAGGGAAGAATTGAATTGTTAAATTCTCCATTCGGGAATTGTTCAAGACCATGAGCAAAGAAACCTTTTTGAGAGGCTGTTGCCAATGCGCCAGATAATTGTTCAAAACTTAGATTAGAAACGGTCATTTTTTATTTTTATTTAAAATTAAATTAAAAGACTACCGCCCTAGTCTAAGAAAGTTACGCTGGAACAGAAACTTTAATTCTTACAGGAATCAAAGTGCCAGTAGCTCCACCAGCCTCAGCAATACCGATTATGGTATTAGTTCCAAGAGAAGGAATTACTAGATCGCCAGTAGCTACGATTTCCAATTGATCGCCAGCAGTTACGGCAGTTGCGCCAACTTCCATTACCATTACTGAGCCATCTACTAAAACTGTTACTTGTTTACCAGCCATAACTGCATAAGCACCGCCATTATAAGTTGGATCGAATTTTACGAAACCATTTATTAAATCTGTTGCAGCAGCTTTATCAAAAAGAGATTGACCACCAGCGTTGCCAGAGATTTTAACTGCAGTACCACCTACGATGACAGAAGTAGATGATGGGCTAATTGCGCCTTCTTGAGTATTTAAAGTATAACCAGAAGACGGTTGTCCTTTGATTGCTAAAGGGGTTGCTTGGTTTAAAGTATATGTTGCTACCATGTTATTTATTTTTTAGAGTTAAAAAATTCGTTATATCCAAATTCAGGAACGCCGATTTTGAATGATTTTGCACTAGTCGAGTTATTAAACGACTTAGCTTCTATATCCTCCAAAGAAACTTCTTCTTTCGGAGCTTCTTCTTTAGAATTTTCTTTGATTTTTTCGTTAGATTTTTTAGAGTTTTTCCAGCAATTTTTAAGGTCTTCCATAGACACTTTTTCACCTTCGACCTCAATTGAATTGTCCATCTCTTCATCTTGAGAATTTTCCTTTTTTTCTTCTTCTTCATCTTCGGAATTATTTTTTTTCTTTTTGGAATTTTCCTTTTTTTCTTCTTTAATTTCTTCTTCTTCGTGTTTTTCTAATTTTTCCAAATCTTTTTTAGCTTCTTCATCAGACATGTTTTCTTTTTTCTTTTTGGAATTGTCAAAAATGCCAGCTAATAGTTCTTTGCCTTTTTCAGCAGCGGAGGAAACAAAACTTACAAAAACACCTTTTTCTATTTCGATTTTTGATTCGTGTTCTGACATAATATTTTCTTTTTCGTTTTCATAAATAATTGCATCCTCATATCGAGGAGCTTTTACCAAAGCCACATGACGAGGCTTGATTGATTTTATTTCAACGTCATATGGGACATTGATGTATTCTAGTTTTTCTCCATTTTCAGACTCAATTACTTCATCCGCCAAATAAGAGGTTGAAATAAATCCTGTTCTTTTTACAGCTTCTTCGCACTCCTGATCTTTCCCATTGCTAGGATTGAACTCGCAGTAATACTTTCCGTCTGGCTTGATAAAGGTTCCGTCTTTTAGAGTGAATCCTTCACCATTGCAAAAAACCCTATCAACGATTCCTAGAATACTAGGATCGGTATCATTTATTGGTTGGTTGTGTCCTTCAACTACCGGACTGCCAACAAAAGCTTTAGCAATATCGTCTATGTGTTTGTTGATTAGAACTTTTGACCAGTTCTTATCATTGTAACTAGCAATGCCCGCATAAAGTAAGGGAGCAATGTAACTTTTCTGCCCTTCAACGCTGTTTGAAAATATTTTATTTATTTCTTGCACTTTTGTTGAGAGGTTTTTAAATTGCCTAATTGCTAATTAAGTTTTAACGCTTAACTTGTTATCCAAGCTACTAGATCGGGCGGTGATCTAATAGCCGAGATAATAAGCTAATTGATATTAAAACAATGTGAATCCTACAGTTTGTAAGGTTTACGAGGGAAATTAGAAATTTTTAACACAATAGTCAAATAAAATAAGATAGTGTAAAATGAAATATTTTTGGGAAGTAAATAGGCAGAAAAACAGAATTGCTTTAAAAAGAGCTAATAGAAGAAATGATTTAAAAAAACCTAAAGAGGCTTTTGCTTTGATTCAATTGACCCAATCAAGTTGGGGTAGTTTATACGGAGGAGAAAAAGCTACTTTGATAAGCCTACCAAAATATTTATTGGATGATCATCCTGAAAACATAACTCGTTTTTTTGTGGGAGATATATCGCAATTGCCAATTGTAAATAAATGGGGACAAATTGAATTTTGCAGAGAAAAAGAATTGTCTCATTATTCAAAATTATTTGAATTGATAGGCCAAGAAGGTACATGTAAAGTAGGTCGTTACGGACCTCCTGATAGAATTTTGTATCGCCAACGGGTCTGCGAGTTGAGAATTAATGGCACCATTTCTCAACGTTGGGAAAATAAAGAAGAACCTGAAGTGCCTGTCATCATTAAAAACTTAGGTATAAGAATTATGGGAGAATTGATTAGTTCTGCCAAATGGCAGAAAGAACGTAATTCTTCAATTACTGGGGACATGCTGAACGCAATGATAGAATACCACTACAAATATAATTGTTAAAGTTAAACGGAGAATTTAACACAATAATCAAATAAAATAATTTATGAGCTTAAGACTAGCAGAATACAAAAACGGTAAATTTGAGAGGTTTCTGGAATTTGAAGATTTTATGATTAGCAAAGATTATATTATTAATCTTAAAGAGCTTAACAAAATCAACAATCCTTATTCAAGTTCTAATTATCATTATTCTTTTTTTCAATTTAACAAAGACGAAAAAGACCCCCTAAAGCGCTTCGATGGTTTATTTGATGGTAGGACTTATGGGGATGGAAGATTTGTTTTGATTGTGGATGATGAGGATGATATTTTAGAGCGAAAGTCCGTGATTGTAAAGCCAGAGCTAGTCGTATCACCAAGATCGGAATGGGTAACTTACACTCGCGAAAAATATGACTCATTTAAGCACGCTAATCTTGCGTTAGATTGTGCAGTTGAGGACACATATAAACCCGCAGGAAACCTTCACGAAAACCCTGAGTTTTACGAAAAAATAGGATGAGATTAAAAAGAATTTTTAAACCTAAAATTTGCTTAGTTTGTAATATTGCTTTTGCTAGGCATGAGAGACACAGCGATAAGCAATGGAAATTAAAAATATTTTGCTCCTCGAAATGTTTTGGGGAAAATAAATCGAATTTAACTAGTATTGAATGCGATTATTGTGGATTAATTTATAAAACAAAGCCGTCTCATCTTTTGCGAAAAGAAAAGCATTTTTGTTCGCAAGATTGCCATTCAAAGTTTCGAGCGGAGAGATTACCATTTCATAAGCAACCTTCTTACAAAGGCATTAGAAAGCCAGAAGATGGAGAAAGTGTTTATACTCGAAATGCAAGAAAAAAGCGTTATATTTTAAGAAAAAATATTGAGGGATCTCATTCGCTAGAAGAATGGGAGAATTTAAAGCAGAAATATAATCATAAATGTGCGAAATGTAATGAATCAAAGCCTTTAACTAAAGATCATATTATCCCGATGTCAAAAGGCGGATCAGATTACATTATAAATATTCAGCCTTTATGCAAAATTTGCAATTGTCGTAAAGGCAATAAAATTATAGAAAACCCTGAACTTTGGGAGAAAGTAAAATGAAGAAAATTGCTAGCGACAAATTAGAGAAATTAACTCAAAAAAAACTTCGTAAAAAAGAATTTCAATTAGGAGAGATTGTTTGGTATGCGCTGAGTGGATTAGTGCCTGTAAAAGGTAAAATTACCCATTCCGATATTGGTCAAGAAAAATATAAAATACTTGTTTATTCTGAATGTTTTTTGGCTATGAAATTTTTTGAAGTTACTGATAAGGAAATAGCAAAAACCAAAGAAGAGTTAATGGAGGCTTATGCAGTTGCTTATTTACGAGGCTAAGTTTCCCCACCCAATTTATTCCTTTGCTTAGAGTCATCGCCATAAGCATCGCCAGTTGCTTTTGAGTTAATTGGCTCTGGTTGTGGAGGTGTTTTATCTGGCACTTCAGCTAAATCAATTTCATTAGGAAATAATTTAAGAATATTAGCTTGAGTTATAACTTGTTTAGGAGTCAACCATTGACGATCACCGAAACGAATTAACAAGTCAGCTTGTTGCGATTTAAGTTTAGCTTCTTCCATTGGGCTTAAAACCCTCAATGGCGGAAATTTAATTCTTAATGGTGAGTTTGGAGTTTTCCCAAATACAACACGGCAACCAATTAAAGTAAGTTCTTTTAGGTTAAATCTACATTCAGGAGTTCTGATTGTTGATTCGACCATTGAATTATAATTCTCAATATCATCAGCTTCTCCCCAAACTTTAGAGCCAGTTCCAAACAATTTAGAGATTGGAAACATCAAAGAGCAAGCAAGTTCAATTCTTATTTGTTCTTTAAGGTCAGGAATGCCAGTAAAGGAAATTTGTTTTTGGATATAATCATCTTCTGCATCAATTGCCAAACCGTTGTTAATGCCTTTTAGAAGACCGGCAATAGTTGCTTTGGTTTGCACGGCAGTTGCGCCAGCATCAGTTTCAAAGGCTTCGTTTAATCCAGCAAACTTGAAAATATCAATTTTAGCTTGGTCAATGTAATTGGCAGTCATATCATTTAGCTTGTAGTAATTAGCTAAAGGTTTAATGACTTTCTCAATAACTGACATGCCCCAGCCTCTGAGAAGAGGGCGTAATTGAGGAGGTGGAGTTTTACCGTCAACTTTTAATGCGCGGCTTTTATGAACCTTTTTACCTTGCCAATAAAAGAAATTGGCTTCTTTGCTAGCAAATGAATTAGTTGGCTTTGCGTCGGTATTAAAACTGCTGACAATGTTAGTATTGCCGTCCCAAGATTCATAAGTGGTATTGATTGCAGTAATTTCCCACAGAGAAACATCTTTAAATTCAATATTCTGCCCTTGCTTGATTTCATCTAATTTTAATGGGGTGTCCAAAGGTTTGCCATCACTTATAATTAAAGCACCGCCACCAAAGAGCCTAGCCCACTTAGTAGCGTTAATGTAGCCTTTGAGTAAACCGGAATCTTCAATCCAGTCATGTAGTTTCATTAATTCTTTTGGCGTGAATTCTTCATCAGCAGTGTCCACCATGTAGCCATTGCGAAAAGAATCATCTACAGGAAGATCAATAAAGGTTTGAACTATTCCTTCGTTTTTGTAAAGATAGTTAAGAACCCAGAAATTATTTGAAAAAATATAAGGCTGAGAGGCAGCTTGAATTACAGTAATTGCATCTGTATTGTAATTCGTATTTACCGGAAGAGGAACGTAAAAATTACTTGGTACGCTCAGATCCCCTAAAGTGGAATTGTTGATTATCTTCTTTAATTTTTTTCTTGTCATGAATTTAAGGCTTTTTTAGCTATTATACTTCTCGCAATATCCGCCATAGTGCTTTTCCTCTTTAAAAATAAAGGAGATAGCCCATAACGAGCGCAATCAATACAATGGTCGAATCCCGCCTCCAATTCATCCAAGATGATTAAATTTTCACCGCTTGCGTCTAATTCCGATTTCCATTTGTAATTTCTTAATTCTTCAATCGTATTTGTGCAACGTGGATGGACAATTATTTCAAATGATTTTAGGAAGTCAATACCCGCTTTAACATAATTGCGATCCTTCATTTTATCCAATGGATCATCTGTTTTGGTGGTTTTTTTAACCGAAGCTATGTTTTTAAATCCATGTTTTCGATATAATTCATTGATTAAATCTGGTCTAGAACTATCGGCAAACAATGGAAAACGTGGATTTTTTACATCCGGCAAACTATCTTCCATTAATCTTGCAAACTCATCAAGAAGAATATGATTTTTATAAGCTTCATGCGAAATATAAAGTCTATTTTCGATAATATACATGCGAAGGGCTGCGTTTGGATCATTCCAACCAAAATCTGCACCAAAGAAGCGTCTTTTCTGATATATTAGGTCAATAGGTGCATCATCAAACGCTTCAATTTTCCAGTTTTTGAATACAACGGCATCACTTTGAGCTTTTGGCTCGCCTAACCAAACGTGTTTGTACTTTTCGTAATCGTGTTGTTTGCAATATTCCATTTCTGCTACTAAAGCAGTTTCCCTAAAAAATGGATTATCGTAATAATTTACCTTAGCAACAATAGAATCGGGTCTCGGTTCAGCTACAAAATAGCGGTAAGTCGCGTCTCCTATGTCTCTTGGATTAAAAGTGACCCAAATTTCAGAACCATTATAGCGGATTGTAGGAATTAAAGTATCCCAACCAAAAGCATCAATAGCATGAGCTTCCTCCACCCAGCAAATAGTAATGCCTTCCATTGATTTAATTTCATCAATGTTATTTTGAAGACCTTTAAAAATAAATTCACTTTCTAAATCAGATCTTCCCCGATGTTTCGTTCTTATGCCTGTTTTAGTTACTTCAAAACAATCTTGCAATCCGAGGCGAGCAATTGCCCCTACCAAAAGAGAATGGACTGATTCAAGAATTGAATTTTGATAAGCCCTTGTGCAGAGAATTCTGTGCTTATCCTGAAAAGCTAATAAAACTAAAGACATAGCTGCGGCCCATGATTTTCCACTTCCACGTCCGCCTAACGCTACTTTATAGCGTGCTTTCTGGTTATAAAAAAATAAAAGCTTTTCAGGAATATTTACGTTAATCATTGAAAATATCGTGATTTAGCTCAAATCCACCTTTTCCATTTTCAAATAAAAAACCCTTTACAGCCCATTGCCAAATATTGGAAAAACCCTGTTCACACTCTTTTTTAAGTGTACGACTTAATCCACTTTCAGACATGTCGCACCAAACAGCAAATTCTTGCATGGTTAAATCATAATCTGATAAATGTTGGGCTATAGTTGATTTATTGTAATTTCTTGCCATCGCCGAAAGGAATAAATGATTTAATATGATATCCGTAAATTTTACGATCTTTTAGATTCTTGTCGATATATTCAGCAATTTCCTTTTCGCCTTTAAAAAGAATTGGCACAATAAATTTTTTAGCATTACCTTTTTCGTCTTTAAGCTCTTGCTCGAAAGATAAAGGTATGATCCCAATTGGGGTTAGAAGTTCTACTGTTAGCATTATTGGTCTATAATTGTTTCCGCTTTCACGGGGTTAATATTAATCTGAAGATTTATGGGCTTGCTGTTAGACTCGCCTTTAGAATCATCAGATTTAGATAAAAATTTAATGTATTGAATTGCTGTTTGAGAGCGAACCTGCTCACTATCTGCTTTAGTTGCTAACTCTGTAAAACTTTTTAATACCTCTTCCAGATTAGTTTTGCCAGAAGCATTAGTAAGATTTGCGTGCTGCATAAGAATATCGCGCACGTCTTTTTCCTTCTCGGCACGAATTAATATATCAGTAGTTCTCTCCGCTAATTCTTGTTTTTTGTCTTTATAATCAACCATAATGTTTATTTGGTGCTCCCATCCAGAATCGAACTGAAAATTAATGCTTACAAGGCAATCGTTATACCGTTTAACTATAAGAGCTTTAGTTGGCTGGCTTGGTAGGACTCGAACCTACAACACCCAAGTTAACAGCTTGGTGCACTACCATTGTGCTACAAGCCAATATTTTAAGTAAAATCCCTTAATTTGTAATTACTATTAAGAAAAGCACATAATTCATCAAAGGCTTTGTCT